CAGAGAGGAAATCCACTGTATTGTGATGAATCGGGGGAAGGCGCCTATTTTGTCAGAAGCGCGGCGTGCTGTCAGGCACTGAATCAATGCGGTTGTCTGAATCTTCAGCAACCACCCGCAATACAGAGCAAAATTATTGACTCATCGGGTCGTGACCGTATAATCCACGCAATCCCCGTGCGCCCTTAGCTCAGCTGGATAGAGCACCGGCCTTCTAAGCCGTAGGTCGCAGGTTCGAATCCTGCAGGGCGTGCCATTAAATTTCAAGTAGTTAGCTCTCTCCTTCCGCCTTCAAATTTTCCCTGTGGGACAGATTTGGGACACGATTGCCAAAAATCGCGTCAATTTGCCTCGCATGCTCCGTTAAATGGTTAGGCGCCAGATGTGCATAACGCTGCACCATCTCGATGCTTTCCCAGCCACCCATTTCCTGTAATGCCGATAACGGGACGCCAGCCTGAATTAACCAGCTCGCCCAAGTGTGTCGAAGGTCATGAAATCGAAAGTCCTCAATACCGGCTCTTTTTAATGCTGCCCGCCATGCAGTATTTGAATCGACGCGCATCTTCCTGACGCTCGCCGTTGTCGTTCCGTCATTCCGCTTCACAGCTTCGGTGTGTACGAACACCCAGTTGTGATGCTTGCCAAGCTGCCGCTTCAGAACGGCGCAGGCTGTGTCATTCAGTGCAACGCCAATTGCTCTGCCTGACTTACTTTCCTCCGGGTATATCCACGCCACCTTGCGCTGCATATCAATTTGCTGCCACTTCAAATCGACAATGTTTGACCGGCGCAAGCCTGTCGCCAGAGCAAACTCTACGGTAGACTTAAGAGGTTCAGGGCATTCATCAATCAGTCGTTGAGCCTCAGCGGGTTCGAGCCACCGCACCCGCTTATTTCTCTCCTGAGGCACCTTAATGACAGGTGACTTCTCGATCCACTTCCATTCCCTTTCTGCCGCTCGCATCAGAGCCTTCATTAATGCCAGGTGCTTTGCCTTGGTTGACGTTGATACGGGGGCTGGCTTATAGGGCCCGATATCCACGCCTTTCTTTTTCATCGACGCGGCTCGCATCCCCCATCTTTCTGCTGCCTTCCTGTTAGTCATCCGGCTTACAGCCGCATAAATTTTTGCTTCGCTGATATCCTTCAGCAGCACCCCTTCAAAATGCATGAGCCAGAATCCGATCCGGCCCTTATCGGCATCGAGTGACTTTTTATGCGCCTTCTCTTCCAGCCATCGCAGGCAGGCTTCTTCGAACGTTACATCCGGGAAATCACCCAGGCGCTCTATTCGCCATAACTCAGCCTTTCGCCGGTCGTGCAACTCCTGTGCTTGCTTTCGGTCCTCTGTGCCAAGAGATTCTTTAATTCGCTTGCCGCCCGGCGTCGTGTAACTCCCGTACCAGACGGAACCTCTGCGGAAGATCGACATGATATTTTCTCCTCATGTGCAACCGCCGCGCTCACGGCGACAGTGTGCATTGGATTGTTGAGAGCGGCAATACAGGCCTGGCGGGTGAGAAGGTAAGGTGACCTGGTTTTAGACGGATCCTTCCGTGTCGCAGGCAGTCGGCCGGAGCGTATCCACTGCAAAGCGGTAGGCCGTGAAATGCCAAGAAATGCGCAGGCTTCATCCATGGAAAGCGAATAAGTTTCCATATCTACTCCTCTGGCGGCCATAGCCACAAAAAAGGGCGAGGTCAGTTAAGCGCTCGCCCGGAGAATGGGGTGGGGTTGGTCATGCTGCCTGGCCGGTTTCTTTTCTCTGGCAGGCAAGTAGCTTTCTTCCGATCGCCATTAGCGTGTCGCGCGGGACAAAACCTGTCAGGCCAAAATCAGACACGAACGGGTTCCATATGAGCAGCATCGATCCCTTGTTGTTTCCGTTAACGGGCTTGCCGGTATCGGCGCGGATAAAGGAGATCCGGCCATCAATGATAAAGCGAACCTCAGTGCAGGTTTTCCGCGCCAGACTAAACCACCCAACCGACGTATCGGCCGGAACGAGCATTACAGTGCCGATCCCGTTGCGGCACTCTTCATCAGCTTTCTTCACCCATGGAGAAATATCGCTGTAAGGTGGGTTACACCAGACGATGCCGATCGGAAGCTGCCCGGCCCAGTCCTGTTCCAGCGCGTTATCCGTTTCGGTGAAGTAAACCGGTAGTAAGTTATTCTGCGCGCTGGCTGCCACATCAGCGACAAAACGGAAGTCCCGGTTAAGAGCGGCGAATATCTCAGGCGGCGTCTGCCAGTTGTCACGGTGTGCCGGAGGTGTCTGGCTGTCGTGGTAGCCAGATATGGGGCGTATTTCATCAGGCATAACAACTCCTCACGCAGAGCGCGATAGTGAATAGGGTGGGTGGGTGTTACTTCAGGGTAATGTGGGGGATTTTGCCGGCTAAGATGGCGTCGTAAACATCATCTCCGCATGACCAGCAGATATCGTTAAGCGCTTTGACTGCCTCCTCTCGCTTAATAAGCTCTTCGTGCGGCATGGGCCTGAATTCCCATTTATCAGTGTCCAATGCGCCGCAAGTGCCAGCTCTTGTCCAGAACCCGAATATGGTTCCGAACTTTTCAGCTACCACATCAAAATCACTCCATCCGATCTGACCCTTCTGTTTTGCCTGACACTTTCCAACAGGCGGCAAACCTTCGCCATTCCATTCAACGTTCATACCACACCTCTCTGTTTCTGCGCCCACTGCACCCGGCTATGGTCTTCTCTGCACTCAGCCGAACAATAATGCCCCTTGCTTATCGGCTCCTCGCAGTAGTGACACTTGCCGGTAAACGTCATTCCCGGCTTTGGCCGGTTGGCCAGGGCAATGGCGATCAGCTGCTGCTCGCGTTCTGAGGCTTCGTCAAGAATATCGGCGTGACTCATGCTGCCACCTCCTTGAAAGCCTGCTCGCACTGCGCAGCTACGCGCTCGATATATTTCTCCAGATGCTCCAGGGAGGCAACGTCGGCAGTCCGGCCTTCAAGATGAAGAAGGGCCGCCACCAGTTACGAAAGCTTCGGAAAATATCCAACCGTCTGCTGGTATTCGCTTCCGGCGTTTTTACCTTCCTTGACCGTCTTTCGCTCATTCAGGATGTACTGATACTGGTCTCCAGTGACCACGTATTTTTCACTAATACTGATTTGCATGTTGTTTTTCCAAATTTTGGGTATAAAAAAACCTGCCGGAGCAGGTTGGTTTTATATGAGGTTGAATTGAAGAATGTTTATATTTTCCTTCTCAAGATTAAGGCGCTCGCACTTGGATGTTATCCATTCATCAAGTGCAACCTCTCCGTCATAACCTTCAACAAAGGTGTGAAGTTTGATTGGTGGGTGTACTTCTTTTTCGATTTCATATGAAACAAACCACTTCTTGGTAGTCATTCCTTGCTCTCCTTTTGATAAACCGGATCGCCGCCGCGCGGGAACTGCTGTGACAGGCTGCGATAGTGCTGAAGCCGCTCCTGAAAGTACGGCCGCAACGCTTCCGGCTGCTGCATCTCCACTTCATACGGGATAACCGGCTGGTTCATGCGCTCTTTGTAAGCAACGCCGGATGCGGCTAAATCGACGTTAACCTTATCCCTTTCTTCTTTGCTGCGTGCTGCGATATTGTGTGTCATGCGATTCCTCCTGAGTGGAGTATATCTCGGTGAGATTATTCTGGAACAGGTCGGGCGTACAGCGGTTCTATATAATATTCGCAGCCATCTTTAGTTGCTGCTTTGAGGGTGTTGTAATAAGCGCCGTCGCCATAGTAGGCCACTGGATTGCTAAACGCCTTGCGCAGCGCCAGCAGTTCTTTTGCTAATGCCGCCGTTTCTGATGCTGACAATAGCTCATCCTCAGCTCCCATTCGAATAGCTTCTTCCAGCCTTTGATCACTAATCATAATCATCTCCTTACTTCACCACACTCAAGCTGAGCAAACGGCTTACGCTCCAGAATCCGCTTCTTCATCTGCGTACAGGCTTCAAGGGTGGGGTAAATTGTTTCTGATACTGGCATAGCGACAGGGAAGGTGGAGGTAACGAGGAGAACGAATCCGGCTAACACTCATCACCTCCGGTCAGTTTCGGTATGCGGATAAGCGGCTCCACTTGCCAGCCGTTTTCAAATGCGTCTGCAGCGTCATCATCTTCTTCAGGTGAGGTCAGCGAGACATCACGGCCATAATCGCTTTCGTTAAACCAGTAATAGGCAACCGGTTCGGATGCCGCCTTGCGCCAGGCGAGAAGCTCCCTTGCTATTTGGGTGCGTTCTGTCAGGTCGAAGCCGTAAGCCACGCCGCTCGCTATCTGCTCAAGCCGCTCTTTACTCACCATCGCTCACCTCCATCCCGTTAAGGCGCTTGACCGGGAAGTACTTGCTGTTGTACGCCTTGCCATCGGGAAACGGCTTAATTTTCCCGCACAGGAAAAGCGGGTCTCGACTGTCTCCATCCTCTTCACGCACCCAGCCGACAATCTCATCCGGCAGCGCGATAGCCGAGGCGGGCGGGGCGGTGTAGAGTACCCGTGTTTTTACGCCGTACTTTTTGCAATCGTCGTAATGAGACTTCGTTACAGACGACATCACGCCGTTTATCTCTGCTTCGTATACTTCCGGCTCCGACTTCAGGCTGGCGAGCGCAATGCTGAATACCTGACGCTCTCTTGAGCTGTATCCTAACTCCTCTCCGCGCTCTACAACATCTTCCGCAAACGCAATCAGCGCCTGCCGTTCTTCATTTGTCATTTTCTGATTATTCATCTTTCGATTCCTCCCCATTCCGCACCCATTTAACCCCTGCGGCGTCTAAGGCGTCTCGCAGTTGTTGCGCGTCATAAACGTAGTCACACACGACGCAATAAGGCTCCGGCAACTTAACCGGCGCTGGCGGCGCGGCGCGGGTGAATAACAATTTATTTTCTGCATCTTCCGCTCTTTTTCTCAGAGCTGCACTTACACCCTCAGCCTTTCTAACAGCTAATTCCAGATGATTATTTAGCTCCTCTGCTGCCTCTAAGCGGGCAATCAGCTCAAGAATGGTGGCCGGAGTTACCTGATTTACGAAATTCCATATCTGCGCATCTCTACTGCCTCCCTGCTTTGCCGCCATAGCCAGTTCTTTCAGCTTCTGAATATCAGCCATTGCTGCCTCCTTTGTCGCGGAGTTGGGCGTCGATTGCTGAGCGAACTTCATCTGCGTAATCACGCTTAAATTCTTCGGGAGAGGCGTTAGGCAAGAACTCCAGAGTGCTTAACACTGCGCCGGAGATATCTAAAGCCTGCTCCGGTGTGTCATCGATAAACCCGCTTTCCCATGCTGCCAGCATACGATTGGCGACAAAGTGAATGCCCTCCGCCCGGAGCTGGTTGGCAAGGGCTTCGTATGCGGGCATCTTCATAACCGCAAGATGCCTGATGATATTTTGAACATTCGAGGGGCATTGTTCGTAATCTTCATCAGTGACGAAAACGGCTTCGGAATGGATTTGCTCAACGGCGCAAAGCTCCGCAGCCAGCTCCTCCACATCCTCCCACTTCACATATTCCCCTTCATGATGCGCCTGCATAAAGCCCCCGGCCATTTCGTGAAATGCCTGGTTATAGCGTTTGATTGTCATGAAAACTCTCCATTTCGTTGCAAACCCTGACGACTTCGGAACACGTCGCGACATCAAACATTCCGATATGACAGTCTTTGAAAGGAATGCCGAGCTTTCGACTCAGCCATAGATATGCGTTCTTTCTGCTTTTCCTGCCTGATTTCCAGATCGGGTCAAACGCTGCGTGAGCTGTACTTTTTGCTTTTCGTAGCTCTGCATTTGCCAGGCGCCCAAGCGGAACAGCGTTGGAGCGTTTGTGGCAACCTACCCATGCCTCGCATGGCGAACACTTCCAGAATTGCAGGCCATACAAATCAGGGCGGTGGGGGTACATTTCCTTTCCTGATACAAGCGCGGCATCCTTACCGCAGTAATCGCAAATGACTGACATATTTAATCCCCGTGGTAATGCTTATCAGCCCATTCGGGATAGGCTAAGTTGATATAGCTCTCCTGCTTAACCAGCGGTCGGGCAGGGTAGTAAGAAGTCATTGCTGCATTCCGTTGCAGCCTCTGGCGTTCCGCTATCTCATCGACGAAGCGCTCCTTTTCCTCGGTGCTTTCCAGTTCTGCCAGCCTGTCGTGTTCGTCTACTGAAAGAATCATCCGCTGAATGCGTATCCTCAGCTTTGCGGCTCTCAATGCCTCAGGGCCGAGGTATGGCAATCCGTGCATGTCGGTTCTGTACGGGCGTGACGAATCCGCCCCGGACTGAGGTTTGGTCATGTGAGAGCCTTACTGGTGAGCGTTAGAAGGGGGTGTCGTCGTCGAAGTCCATCGGAGGTTCATTGTTGGCCGGTGGCGTAGATTGTCCACGCTGCGGCTGACTCCGTGACTGTGGCTGGCGGTTTCCCTGACTGGCTTCCTGCCTGCCGCCCAGCATCTGCATGGTTCCACCAACGTTAACCACAATCTCCGTGGTGTAGCGGTCTTGCCCGCTGTTGTCCTGCCACTTACGGGTTCGCAACTGGCCTTCGATGTACACCTGCGAACCTTTGCGCAGGTGTTCGCCCGCGACTTCCGCCAACTTTCCGAACAAAACTACGCGGTGCCATTCAGTAACTTCCTTGTTTTCGCCCGTCTGCTTATCCCGCCAGCTTTCTGACGTTGCCAGGGTGATGTTAGCTACTGCCCCTCCGCTGGGCATATAGCGAATTTCCGGATCCTGCCCTAAATTCCCAACCAGGATGACTTTATTTACCCCACGTGTAGCCATTATGCTGCCTCGCTATTCTGCTCAAGTTCCGCCTTGCGGATGTCATAAATTTCTTTGGCCTTAGCCTGATATTCGGTGCCGCGCAGGGTGCGCCATGCTTCTTCGAAAAGTGGCTTGAGGTCGTCAATGCTGGCTGCTTCAGCCGCTGACTGAGTGAATACCTTCAGCGACTCTTCAGCAGGATTTGCGCCAGACTCCAGCCAGTTGAGCAACTGCTTGCCAGTCTGCTCGCTGAGAACCACTGGGTCGGCATTACTGAAGAGCTTCGTCCTGTCCTTGCTGGCGATCGCATGATGCGTTTCGTGTCCGATATCGAGCACGGTGGTGAACTCGTATTCGACGCCATCACGCTGCTCTGACTTCATGCCGAGCTTGGCGACCTTCTTGCGTCCGTTCTCCTCAACCTGAGCCGTTTCCGTCTTGCTGCGCATGGTGGCGATGATGTGCATTGAGGAGCGCAGAATCGCATCCAGGAACGAACGGTGACGCGGGTTAATCTCGCTCCATGCTGACCATGAATTGCCGCGATACTTCGTCTTAGCGATGGTGTCTACGAGCTCCAGGCAACCGCCAACGCCGCCCCATTCATGAGTGATGCTATCGATGATCAGACTGTCATATCCGGCCTGCTCGGCAGCGCTGATAGCTTCAATGAAGCGCTCCGGCGTAAATGGCGGATCCAGCTCCAGGACGTCGAATTCAGCAACGTCAGAGTAGAGCGACGCACTGCCTTTTTCCGTGTCGATGACCGCAATGCGTCCGCCGATGCCTTTCGCTACCAGCAGCGCGCTATACGTCTTCCCTGAACCACTTGGCCCGGTAAGTGCCAGCCGCAGCTTGGCTTTCTTCCTCATGGCTTTTTCAAATTTCATCTCACACCTCAGTGTCAGTTATGGGCGCACCAGTCGATGCGGTTCTGTTGTTGCTCCGTGCGGTAATCAGCAATCGCATCCATTGCGGCTTGCTCGTATGTCATAGGGTCTGCCAGATCACCCAGCATGCCCTCCATCAGTGCGATAAAAGCGTCTTCATCATGCTGCATGGTGCTTCTCCCAGTCCTGGTCCTGACAGTCATGCCAGCCGAGCGATATAGCGCTGGCCCACATAACGGCTTTGTTCATTCCCTCTTTCGTGTCGGGAAACGATTCTTCGTACAACTTGTTAAATTCGCGATTGCCTTGCTGAACCAGAATGGTTCCGTTAACGGGGATAATCGTCATAAGGGCTCACCTTTCTGGTTAAGTGTTTTTGCTATGCGGATAAGCAGCTCAATGAGCGGGTTTCGTTTAGGTAGCGGCTGGCCAACGACGGGCCAACCAGCGATTGCCATATTCATCGTTGGTGTCCTTAATTCATTTGGTGTTGGTAAAAAAAAGCCCCGGCATTGCCAGGGCGAAAGGGTTAATAGCTATTGGATTGCGTACCGCAGTGCGCAGTGGTGATTAACACCGTAATGGCCTGTCGTGACAAGCCATTGCGCTGTTAATTAATCCCAGGCTTTGCTCCAAGCCTCTTCAGGGGTAAGCCCGGCTTCATAATCCTCCTGCCACTCATCAGGAAAGTTTGCCGCGCCACCTTTCTTTGCTGCATGGTCGCGCAGAAAGTCCATCCACTCATCAAAACCAAAATTCTCGTTGGTCATCTTCTTCTCCTGTTACAGGCAATAAAAAACCCGCTCGGTGGCGGGCTTCTAATCGTTAAATGCTTCGATTATTTCGTCGATACATCGGTCGGTATCGGCGCCCCTACCGTCTGCTCGCCGCAGAACTTCACTGACTTCTTCAGCTGTCAGGTTTAGCGCTGTGAGAAACTCAACAATCGCTGACGTTACAGCCCGGTATTCCTGCTCATACAGGCATGAAGCAAATGAGCCGGCCACTGCATTTCCCAGCTTCTCTTTGAGATCGCTGGGGTAATCCGTGTTTATCATCTATCCCTCCATCGGCTTATCACCGGCAATAAAAAAGGCCGATTACTCAGCCTGTTCTGGCTCGCTAATCGCCGCGCTTAGCGTCAGGATTTTCCCGTCGCCTAAATCCCATCGCACCGGCTTACCTTCTTTAAGAAGCTTGTCAGCCACGCACCCCAGCGCATCATCCGTTACATCTACCTTGTCACCGGTGAATTGGCGCACACCCGGCGCAGCACCCTTAACTGGCTTACTGCGCCCTGCATAAATCTTTCCGCTTAATGGGGAGAACCCCAGAGTTAATGGATTAGGCATTGTTGAAACCTCTCTCAGTGAAGAATGTAAGGCCAGATTCGTATGCGCCTATAAGTACTTTTGATTCTGGCGTGGTGGCAAACTCTGGCGGCCATGACCTGAATATCTCGATGCCGCGCTTAAGCTTTCCGACGATGACCCGCTCGATGTATTCTCGACGACTTTCAAGTAGCTCAGGCGATGCCTGATTCATATAAAAGTTGAGTTGCTCAATCATCTCTCACCTCGCCGTTACGATGTCTTTAGATTTGCGATGACCCGCACTGTAGATAGCCACAGCCGGCAGACATACAGCACCGCCTTCATTCCGATCACGCAGACTCGGCAGGGTGGTTGCTTTGGCTACGTTTAAGCTGCAACCAGACAGCGCACGAGCCACTTTCTTCTCGAAGCGCGACTCGTTCATTGCTTCAGCTGCTTTCTTTGCGTTGAAGGCAGCCATACGGCGTTGATTTCTGTTCATGCAGACACCTCTTTGGCACGACGCATATCGTCTAGCTTCAGCCAGACGCGGATTGAAACCGGGCGATCACTCGGTAGACACTTAACCATCAGAGGCATTTCCTCCTGCAGGTCACCGAAAAGGTTGCGCCAGCCGTTGCGAGCGTAACGACCTGCACGCTGACGATATTCACTACGCATTGCTTTAAATTGCTGCTTGTTCATGGGTATTCCTCGATGAGTGCTTGGGTGAATGGCGAGTGGCGCTCTATCCACTATTCCCGTCCCGCCTTAGGCCAACGTAGGTCATCACCATTCCCGAAGCACTCGCCTCGGCCTGTGTATTCACAGGGTCATATTGTTAAAGAGCTGATATCCGTTTCGTACTGCGCCAGCGTCCTGCTGATGGGTTCATTTAAAACTATAGTTGTAATCATGTCAACAACTGTGGTTGTAATATTTTGATGGTGGTTGTTTTGTGGTTGTTTTTGAAAGGAAAAAAGTTGTAGAAATTTACTTGGGGCAATAAAAAACCCGCCGAAGCGGGTTCTTGTTATGTAAAAGCTAGACGTCTAAAACGGACCACCAGAATACTCTTCCCATCACTTCCACTTTCTCTTCAGGGATTTCTTCATCTGCATATTCATCCCTGTTAAAACTTCTAATGACGACCATTCCTCCCGGCTTCCTGTAAAGCTGCTTTATGCGCTTCAGGCCGTCCTGGTTGATAGCGTACAGCTTCCCATCTATGATTTTCTTGTTGTAGCAGTCAACAGCCACCGTAGTTCCGCTTGGAATTATGGGCTCCATGCTATTGCCGTAAGCAGGAAAGCAAATTACACCCTCACCGCTGGTGTCAGCACCAACCTTGCGGAGTGTCGACTTAGAGAAACGAAGCATAAACCCGTTATTATCCTCTTCCGCAAAGCTACCGTCTCCGGCAGCCAGCTCAATATCCTTGTAATACGGTACCTCTACTTCATCTGAGCGCAAAGGGGTTGTGCTATCCCAGGGATCGACGGGCACAACATCATAGCTGCCCGGTATTTCACTCACGCGGTTAGAGGATTTCATCTCGCCATTCTCATCGGAAAGCCACTCAGGCCTTACATCCAATGCTCTGGCTATCTCAACTAGCTTCGTAGAGCTCTTGGCTTTACCTGAAGTTAGCTTCTGTATTGCTGCTTGCGACACGCCGATCCGCTCAGCCAGTGATGCCTGAGTCACATTCGCGTTGCGCATTGCCAGCTTTAGTCGTTCTGCAAGTGTCATTTTCATGCCGCGCAAAATACAACCGTAGTAATACGCAGTCAAACAACTAAAGTGTTTGCAAAATAACAACCATAGTTATATATTTAGTACTGCATTACAACGGAGGTGGTTTTATGAACCAAGTAATTAAAACTGCCATTGCCATTGTCGGCACGCAAAAGGGATTGGCCCAAGCGTGCGGTGTGAGTCAGGCGGCCGTACAGAAATGGCTGCATAACAAGGCAAAGGTAGCGCCCCATAACGTTGCTTCTCTGGTTAGAGCAACAAACGGACAGATTAAAGCTCATCAGATCCGTCCGGACTTACCAACGCTGTTCCCGAATCCCAACAAGGCAGCGTAAGCAGTACCGCTCTTTAATAACCTGACCTCCCTCGGAACACCAGGGAATCATTAAGTGGCAAACCCCACGGTTTGCTCATGTAACTAATTAATCAACAAGAGAATACTACTAAATGGAACAAGCAAAACCACGCAAATCACCAACGATCGCCTTTATCGGTCGTCACTTACTGTCTACCGCCCATCAGGCGCTGAGCAATACCCGCCAGTCAGTCGTTGCGAAGCTGCTCGATGTGGCTGATTCAACCATCCTGCGCCGGACTGAGAAGTACCCGGAGCTGATGGAAACACTGGCCGCAAGTGGTGTGGAAGATTTCGTGCTGAAAGGGGAGAAGAAAGTCTCTCTGGAGGAGTACCGCTGGCTCATGTCGATGGCGATGAAATTCGCGAGCCTGCAGCTGGAAATGACCAAAGAAAAAGCCGAGATGAGCAGCAACTCAATCTCGGCCTGATGCGAATAGCTAGGACAATTCACAGGAGAAATTATGCCAAAGAAACATGTAGCTTACCAGGCTGAAATGCATAAAAACCTTGCCCGTATCGAATTCTGCAAAGGCTTCAACCCGAAGGTCGCCGAGAAGCTGAAAGGCATCCTGGAAGAGCATAAAGCGAAGGAGAAGGGCAAATGAGTAACGTAGCGTATGCAACTTTCGGGGTTCCCAGAGAACCCGTGGAGCGTAAAGTGGCGCAGCTTGAAGATGGTTTCTTGCGCCTCGCTAATGACCTTCTTGATGCTGCAATGTGTTCTGGTCTGCCTGAGACGGAGCTGTGCATCCTGATGGCCGTCTGGCGCAAGACGTACGGATTTAGCAAGAAGATGGACTGGATCAGCAATGAGCAGCTGTCAGAGATGATTGATAAGCATTACACGCATTGCTCTACCGCCAAGAATAATCTGGTCAGAAAGAAAGTACTGATTCAGGAAGGCCGGAAAGTTGGCATGAATACCAACATTTCTGAGTGGGAAACAAAGAATAACGGATTCCGCAAAACATTAGCGGAACCTGCTAAGGATTCCTTAGCGGAACCTGCTAATTGCATTAAGCAGAACCTGCTAACCACAAAAGACAATATTACAAAAGAAAAGAAAGACAATAAAAACACTATGTCCGAACAAGTTCAGACGGTGTGTGAAAAGTCCGCTAAGACTGCAACAAAAAATCAGGATACAGACCGGGCATTCGAAACCATTTTCTGGTGTGCAGGAATGCGTAAGGCTGGCAAGAAAAACGCATCTTCAGCATTTCGCACTCAGTTCAAAGAGTGGCGCTCGATAAGTAAGGGAACCGCAGAGGAGTTTGCGACCATGCTGGCAGATGACATTTCAGCCCGCATCGCCAGTAAGCAGTTTGGCTTTGACCGGCTACTACCGGCCAGCTACCTCAACGGCCAGCGCTGGAATGACGAGAAGCCAGCAGCGGCAACTACTTCAAGCAGCGTTAAATCAGCCATCACAGTAACCAAGTCTGGCTACGTGTTTATCGACAGGTGATCACATGAAGCCACGGATTAAGTCACTGCTGATTGCCGGATATAACCACGGCCTGCTGAGCGCTGCGTTTGTCCGGTTCTGGTTTGAAAAACTCCAACTGAGGTCATGCTGATGACGCCAGCCGAATTAAGTGACCTGTTGTGGAATCAGGTCGACAGGGTAGCCCGATACCTGTTGCCAAACGGCAAAAAAGAGGCACATGAGTGGGTTGCAGGAAGCGTTAACGGGGAGTCAGGGAAAAGCCTGAAGGTGAATCTGGCAGGCAAGAAAGTCTGGCAGGATTTCGCAGAAGGCAGCGGAGGCGACCTGTTAGACCTGTGGGTTGCCGTCAAGGACTGCGGATTACACCAGGCGATGACGGAAGCGAAAGAGTTTCTCGGCATCAAGGATAACGACCACCACTTCGCAGCAAAGCAGCAAAAGAAATTTTCCCGCCCCGACCGCAAGAAAATCAGCAAGTACCTCACCAAAACCGAAAAGCACATCGACTACCTTGCATCCCGCGGCATCACCGCTGAGACAGCGAAGGCGTTTGAAGTGGCTTCGGCTAAGGTCTGGAACGGTGAGCGTGAGCTTGATGCGCTGGCCTTCCCCTACAAGCGCGACGGTGAGCTGTTGCAGGTAAAGCGCATCAGCACTGAGCGCCCTGACGGGAAGAAGGTGATTATGGCCGAAGGGGATTGCGAGCCGTGCCTGTTTGGCTGGCAGGCGATGCCGAAAAACATCCGGGTTGTTGTTATCTGCGAAGGTGAAATCGACTGCATGACTTACTTCCAGTACGGACTTCCGGCGCTTTCGGTTCCGTTTGGCGGGGGTAAGGGGGCAAAACAACAGTGGATTGAATTTGAATTTCACAACCTCGACCGCTTCGACGAAATCTGGATTTCAATGGACTCCGACGAAGTAGGGCAGACCGCTGCGAGAGAAATCGCATCCCGCCTCGGGGAACACCGCTGCCGACTGGTTAACCTGCCTCACAAAGACATCAACGAGTGCTTGCAGGCAGGCATGACCGCCGATGAGGTTATCGATGTTCTGGAGCGTGCGGCCTACTTCGATCCGGAAGAACTCTACAGCGCCCGCGAGTTCTATCAGGACACCATCAACGCCTTCTACGGCAAAGAGCAGTGCCTGTTCCGCAGCCCGTGGGAAACGCTGAACCACAACTTCGCCTTCCGCGAGGCAGAGCTGACTATCGTCAATGGGGTGAACGGGCACGGGAAAACTGAAGTTGTCGGTCACATGGTACTGGAAGCCATGCGGCAGGGTGTCAGATCATGCGTGGCGTCTCTGGAGTTAAAGCCCGGCGCGTTACTGAAGCGACTTACCCGTCAGGCTACCTGCCTGAAGTTGCCGCCACAGATGGAAATCGACTCGGCGTTTAACTTCTACGACGACCGCCTGTGGCTGTTCGGCCTGACCGGCACCGCAAAAGCGGATCGCCTTCTGGAAATCTTCGAGTACGCCCATCGCCGCTACGGCATTCAGCTGTTCATCATCGACAGCCTGATGAAGTGTGGAATCGGCGACGACGACTACAACGGCCAGAAAGCGTTTGTTGACGCGGTATGTGATTTCAAGAACCGAACCAACAGCCACGTCATCATGGTGACGCACAGCCGTAAGGGAGACAGCGAGGAAAAACCTACCGGCAAGATGGATGTGAAAGGCACTGGCGCTATTACTGACCTGACCGACAACCTGTTCATCATCTGGCGTAACAAGGTCAGGGAGAGAGCCTTACAGAAGCAGCACATGAATGAGCCTCTGAATGAAAAAGAGCAGGCCGCCCTTGCCGGTTCAGCTTCGGTTCTGATGCTGGAGAAGCAGCGAAACGGAGAAGGCTGGGAAGGCGGAATACCGCTTTACCTTCACGAGCAATCGCACCAGTTCCTGATGATGGACGGCGCAACGCCTTACAACTACATCGCCAACATGCCCGCAGATGAATACGACCAGGCATGGGCGAGCGAGAATGTTACGGAGTACGCATGAATAACATAATCAAATTCCCCAGCTGCACCCGGCAGCTATCTCAGGCCAGAAACATTGCCGAGGGCTGGCAGAAGCTGATGGAACGCGAACCCCGCACCCTGGAAGAGGCAAAAGATCTGCTGAAGCACAGCGCTATCTTTGCCGGTGACATTCACGCGATCCTGACTGATGAGCTGAAGGAGAGGAAGTGATGGATAAGAGCATCAGCATTTCTGAGTGGATGATGATTGGTCTCATGGCAATTAGCTACGCATTCATTGTCGTCAAGGCCTTCGAATGGTTCGTACTTTTAGTGGCTAAGCAGTGGGATAAGCGAAGGAAGGAATCGCGTAGACAGAAGGCTGTCAACGAGCTGTACGACGCATTCCAGCTTGACCGGCTAAAGGACGGTAGCACCATGCGGGTAGCAACTAAAGGCGATCTGAATATCTTGATGTACAGAAAAGGTGAAGCCGATGGAGATACCGAAGGACGGCATACGCCTTCATAAATCAAACTTCAGCGCCATCGGGCAACAGCTTCAACCTCTGCTCGAATCCGGCGAATGCTACAGACTCACAATAAAGCCCTGGCGCGATAAGCGCAGCCTCTCTCAGAACTCTCTTTCCCACATGTGGTACGCAGAAATCAGCGCCTTTCTCATCCGGCGCGGTAAGCCTTTTGCGTCTCCGGAATGGGTGAAAGACGCGATGAAACACACCTATCTCGGTTACGAGGAGCGGGAGATGGTTGATGTCGTCACGGGAGAGAAAACCACTATCCGCACGCTGCGGCACACCTCAGACCTCGATACCGGCGACATGCATTTCTACCTCACCCAGGTGGAAGGCTGGGCGCTGAACATCGGATGCAGGCTGACGGTGCCAGACGACAGCGAATACGCAAAACTGCGAGACAAACAGAACCAATGACCACATTCACCGACATTAACGCAGCTATTGAAGAGGCTGTGTGGCTTTCTCACGCCCATAAGAAGCCTTACAGCGTTTATCAGACCACCGCCGCAGAAATGGAAACGGGCCATTCGACCCGACCCGTTACCCCATGTTCACGACCAGCCAGCAGGGCACGGTAAATACTCAACTCAGGAGCGCAGCATGAACCACGCTGAATTAATCAAAAAGCTCTTCACAGGGCACGCAACATCCACATCCGCAGAAGCAACCCTGTTCTTTCAGGGGGCGGGACTTTCTTACAAAGCAGCCGGTCAGGCGCTCGCCCGGGCGTTCCGTGATGGCCTGATCCGACGGAAGAAAATGAAGCGCGCGAAAGGCTATGAGTTCCGCCTGGCATCCCGGTATCCGAAATTCGGGAAAAGCTATGCGGAAGAGATGGCGTCCCGTCCGGCACCGGTCAGCACCATTGAGCAATGTCGGAAACACTCCCGCCTGGTGGAGTTCAACAACCGGATTGCAGGAGCCCGCCAATGCATGACGCAGTAAACCATCCGAAGCACTACACGCAGGGCGGCATTGAATGTATCGACGCCATAGCCGCAGCCACCGTCAACAAGCAGGGCATCGAGGCGGCGTGTGTAGCGAACATCATTAAGTATCTGTGGCGGTATGAGGCAAAGAACGGCGCTGAGGATGTGAACAAAGCGCGCTGGTACATCGACAGACTGATTAAGGAGCTTGGCGATGGCCCGACAGCGTAAATCCCTATGGCAACGTTATGAGTCTCACGCCATCTACCAAGTACCGCGCCGCAGAAGTAAACGAAAACCCCAGCCAACCGAATCGCAAATCAAAACCTTCCAGTACCTGGGCGGACTGCGCGCGGCCATGGCTAACAGAATGAGGCTCACACGATGAAAGAACGCTGCTGCCGCTGCCACACCTGCCTAACCTCAGAAGACAAATATCACTACGGGCATTCATGCGAAGAATGCGAGCAGGATTATCTCTATGAAGAAGCCGAAAGTAACCAGCTCATCAAGTCGCCGTACTGGAAGTGGCGAGCCATCTGCTTTGGTTTGCGTTGGTTGTGGAATACGCCTCAAGCCATCGGAAGTCTATGCCTGCGCAGAGTGTCTCGACCTGTGGACGCTAACCGATCCTCACTTCGACATGACGGGAGGCGATGATGAGTAATCTTCGCAAAGAAGCCCGGGGCAGAGAATGCCAGGTGCGATTACCCGGCGTCTGTAACGGCAACCCTGAAACTGTTGTGCTCGCTCACTACCGCATGGTTGGCATATGCGGAACCGGAATGAAGCCAGACGACCTTTTCGGCGCGTGGGCCTGCTCAGGGTGCCATGACGAGATAGACCGGCGCACACGGCGCTGTGACGCCACTGAGGCCCGCATAGCGCATCTGGAAGGCGTTATCCGCACGCAGAACGCACTGCTCAGGGAGGGCAAAGTGAAACGATGAACGATTACAGGCTGGAGTTACCCTGGCCGCCGACAGTGAATACCTACTGGCGACATGCCAGAGGAAGGCACTACATCAGCGACAAAGGGAAGAAATACCGAACCGCAGTACACAGTATTATCACCGCAGCAAACCTCGCAATAAACACCACAGCACGACTCCGAATCACCATTGATGCCCACGCCCCCGATAAGCGCCGCCGCGACCTAGACAACCTGCAGAAGGCTGTTTTCGATTCGCTTGCCAGCGCCGGATTCATGGTGGACGACGAGCAGATTGATGATTTCCGGGTGCGGCGTCGGGAAAAAGTGCAGGGCGGGAAGCTGCTAATCGTCATCACCGAACTGGAGGCCGCATGACCTGGCTAACCCGACTACTTAACCGGTTCCGCCCCATAGAACCCACCATACAGCCCGCTCACTGGCAGTCATGGGATACCGAACCCCGGCGGAGGAAGAAATGATAGCGGAATACCTCAGAGAGAAATGGCTACACCTGCGCCTCTATAGGCGGAAGGGCGGATTTACCGTGGATTACCAGATATTAAGACGAACAGCGAAAATGATAGGAGCGAATTATGCCGGTACGCGAGCTTAATCTCACCAAAGAGCAGCATGACTGGCTGAATGGATGGTTAGAGCTTTGGGGCGCGTGGGTTTATTCAGGAAGGCTGGAAAAGCGCCAGAGCAGTGTCATAGCGCAGTATATGGCGACTGTTGAGCCGCAATCTTATCCATCCCGCCCAATGTGCAATGATGACGACGGACTCTTGATTTCTCAGGTCGTGGACTCCGTCATGTACATCGACAAAAAAGCCTTTGGCATCCTGCTCAGTTACTACGCTCACGGGTCTTCCAAGCGAGCCATTGCATCGTACTACCACAAGGTTGCAAGTCCTCGCAAAATGTCAGGAAGGGGTGGAGAAAGTATCAGGCGTCCGTCCATGGTTACCTGCAGGCGGGAGGTGGATGAAATACTAAACGCCAGTTTGTATCTTCTCTACAATCCGCTGCTATCTGCATTTAACAACCGCAAACGTGTCGTGAAAATTAGAAAAGTCGCATAAAGGGGATTGACTTCATTGATCCATTGAGCCACTATATAAGGGTAAGCTACCGTAAGTGTTCTTAGGATGCTGCGGTACTAAAAGTTTCATCACTTTCTGGTTGTAAACAGTGAGAGATCAAGACGCCTCCGGCTACCAACCGAGAGGCGTTTTTTATTGCCAAAAATTCAGGGTGAGAAGCACAGGGGTTGTGCGATCGGCTGTTAACCGATTGGTCGCAGGTTCGAATCCTGCCTCGCCCGCCACATTCCAGAGGGTCGCCATCAGAGCGGCCTTTTTCTTTTTTGCGCTCCTGCCAATCACAGCGACCTTATGGATTTCCCTCACCGTGGCAGCGGGCGCATTTTTCACACAGCTGATGATTCGAAAGAAGGGGTAAAGCGCGGGGATTTCTCAGGTGACATTGAGAAGTTTAACCGGGCTCGCTCAGTTCACCATTTCATCAAGTCTTAAAAGCGAGTCCCCTTGAGTGGGGGTGGAAATGAAAAGAATGCCTGACAAAGACCCTAACCTTGCCGGGTTGTCATGGCTGATATTACTCGGCGTCGCTTGCTGGGGCGGACTCGTTCGCTACCTCATCGACATAAAGCAAAGTCGCGCTTCATGGAGTTGGGCAGCAGCGGTTGCTCAGATTGTTGTCTCTGGATTTTGCGGCCTGCTGAGTGGCTTTCTCAGCATGGCGGGCGGCCTGGATATTTATTACATGCTTTTTGCCGCAGGTGTCAGTGGGACGATGGGTTCTGTCGCTCTGACTTACTTTTGGGAAAGGTTGACGGGGGTAAGGATCCAGTGAGCCAGATAATCCAGATACTTAATTTTGAGGAGGGCTATGTAGAAAAGCCCTATCTCGACACGCTCGGCTATCCCACGGTTGCCGGTGGCATAAAGATTGGCCCGAAAGGTGCCAGCCTGGCAAATTACACCTTCACGGTTCCGCGAGCGGTAGGCGATGTCTGGAAACAGGTGATTGTCGCCAGCAAGCAGGCGGAGATGAAGCGAAACAGTGCAATTGCCGCAGCCCTGAAGCAATGCAATCCGGCGCGCGAGGACATTCTCACGTCGATGGCCTTTCAGCTTGGAACGGGAGGTCTGGCAGATTTCCGTAAGACGCTCATTTTTATTTCGAATGGCGACTTCCTGAGTGCTGCAAACGAAATGCTTAACAGCCGCTGGGCCCGTCAGACTCCGGCCCGCGCCCGCCGTCATGCTGATGTAATGCGTACCGGCACCTATGACATCTACAAGGGGCTGATATGAAGCTGGTAAGCGACTGGCGCAACTGGTGGCGCTGGCATTCAACGAAAGCCATTATTGCTCTCGGCATGTTGCCAACCATCTGGTTTGAACTGCCGCCGGAATGGAAAGCGGAAATCCCCTCCAGCTGGATGCGCATTGCGGCCATCGTGGTCATGGTCATCGGCGTTTATTCCCGGATGACATTACAGAAACCACCGGAGAATAAGCATGATGACCATTGAAACTATCATCGGCGGTGTCGTGGCGCTGATTGCAGCCATCATCGCTACCTACCTTGGCGGGAAGAAGGTCGGAAAGACCGAAACGCAGGCTAAAGCCGATGTAGCGGAAGCAGAGCGCATTAAGCGCCAGGCTGAAGCCAGAACCGATATCGAGTCAACGCACATTAAGGTGGCGAAAGATGTTCAGCAGGAAAATGCTTCTCTTGATGATCCCACCGCTCGCGACCGGCTGCGGAACTCGAAATACCACACCGACGACTGAGTACATCGTTACCGACTCCAGCTGCACGCTGTTCAGTCCTATCCGAACTCACGGCAAAGACGCTGACCTGATGGATATCAGGACGGTGAGGGCGATCAACACCCATAACGAGCTGTGGGACAGAATCTGCGGGAAGTTGTGACAACCCCCAAGAAGATTCACCCTCATTAACAGAGCAACATCAGCCTCGCTAACGCGGGGCTTTTTTATGCGCCTCGCACGCGCAAACAACAACCCAGAGCCTACAGAAAGCGAGCCTGAGAGAAACCCGTATAGGTGCGGACCTCTCTGGGGCGAGTTTCTCTGTGCGACAGGCTCACTTTCTATAGGTATCCGTATGAAGATTGTAATTTTTGACGTAGCTGTAAAGCAGGATAAAGAAGGTCGTTTCTGTCTGAACGATTTGCACAAGGCATCTGGCGGCGAAGCAAAGCATGAACCTAACAGGTTTTCACGCCTTGCATCGTTTGATGACCTTGTCAAAGAGCTAACGCCAGATATGGCGGTAGAGCCGGTGAGCGTGCAGAAAGGTGGTAAGCATCCCGGTGTCTTTGTCTGCAAAGAGCTCGTTTATGCCTACGCAATGTGGATCAGTGCCAAGTTCCACCTGCACGTCATTCGAACCTTTGATGCGATCGCGGCAAAAGAGCAGATTCGCGTTTCCTATCGCGACACTGCACGCCTCGAATATAAGCCTATGACTGACGCCATCAAGCATGAGCGAGAGGCGCAGGGGAAACAGATTGCGCCGCACCACTTCAGTAACGAGGCCGATCTGATTAACCGGCTGGCATTGGGTATGACGGCAGCAAAGTTTCGCGTACACCATGAGATTGGGAAAAAGGAAGCCATTCGAGACTACCTCACCCCCGAGCAAATCCACTGCATCACTGAGCTTCAACGAGCTAACACTGTGTTCATCAGTATGGGGTGGGATTTCGAACAGCGAAAAGAAGTGCTGAAAGGAATGTTTGACCGGAACCATCGCCAGCCGCTGATTGAAGAACAGCACACCCTGGCAGCATAAGTGAGTGGAGAGCCTCTTTCACAACGGCTCTTAACGAATCCTCCGACAAGGGATAACGGTTAGCCACGCTGTGAAGCGTTGCGAGTCCGGACTGATTAAGTCCAGAGGTCAGCATGTCTATTGAAGGTAGTAATAACCCGAACCGATTTCGTAACCACTTGGACACCTCCATATCAGAAGGCAGCGAAATGCGCCTTATGGAGAATATGGCAGATGATGAGCACTCGGCAGTAAGTCTATCCGACATTGAGAAGCGATTCGAAGGCGTCGAGATGTCAGCATTTAATGGCTGGCCTAGTGCAAAAAAGATTACGGACTAAACCTCCTTCGGGAGGTTTTTTATTGGAGTGAATATGCCCGCAGCTATTCCCCGATCATGCCGAAAGCGAGGTTGCCCAAAGACCACAACAGATCGCTCAGGTTATTGCGAGGCTCACCGTAACGAAGGCTGGCAACAGCATCAGCGCGGGCAGAGCAGGCACCAGCGCGGCTACGGCAGCAAATGGGATGTTATCCGCGCACGCATCCTCAAGCGTGACCGGCACATCTGCCAGGAGTGTCTGAGGAACGGCAGGCCAGTCCCGGCAGCTACGGTTGATCACATCAAACCCAAAGCTCATGGTGGCACCGATGAGGACAGCAACCTCGAAGCCCTATGCTGGCCCTGCCATAAGCGCAAAACGGCCCGTGAAAGGCTCAAATGAGAATCAATATCATCAATATAGTTGCAAATGAAACTATAACGCTTCGAATGATAATGATTCTCGATTAGGACGCCATTTGAGGGAGGGCGGGGCAAAAGTTCAGGGCCTTAGGCCTAAAGGACCGCCGCCTCAGGTTTATTTTCATCGCCGCAGGTTAGAAACCTTTTTTATGGGTACCCCCAAAGTGCCCTTTCAGTGGAGTTTTCCCTATGCCCGGACCACCGAAAACCCCGTCACACCTGGTTTTGGTGAAGGGGAACCCATCCAAGCGACCGATTAACCAGAATGAGCCGAAGCCGGAGAAAGGGATACCCAATACTCCGAAGCATCTCGACAAGATGGGGAAGTACTGGTTCCAGCAGATTGCTCAGGAGCTGGACAATATCGGCGTGCTGACTCAGCTCGATGCCAAAGCGCTTGAGCTGTTGATCGAAGCCTATACCGAATACCGGCGCCACTGCGAAACGCTGGATACTGAAGGTTATACCTACCGGGTAGAAACCCAGACCGGTGACGTAATGATAAAGGCACACCCGGCAGCAGCGATGAAAGCTGATGCCTGGAAACGCATCCGCGCCATGCTGGCCGAATTTGGCATGACTCCGGCGTCACGGAGCAAAGTGAATGCTGGCGGGCCCGATAAAGCAGACCCGCTGGAAGAATTCCTGAAAGCGAGGGACTGATGGCAAAGGTTGCTGACGGAATCCGCTATGCCGAGCGCGTAGTTGGTGGCGAAATTGTTGCGTGTAAATATGTTAAGCAGGCGTGTGCCCGCTTCCTTGATGATCTGCAGGAAGGGGAGAAGCGCAATATCTTCTTCAGTGAAAGCCGCGCCCAGCACATCCTGAACTTCTATAAGTTCGTGCCGCACGTTAAAGGCGATCTGGCTGGCAAGCCGATTGAGCTGATGGACTGGCACATCTTCATCCTGATTAACATCTTTGGTTTCGTTGTCCCCCTGGTAAACGAGCAGACTGGTGAGCAGGTGATGAGTGACAAGGGCCGCCCGGTCATGGTTCGCCGGTTCCGCACTGCCTACAACGAAGTGGCGCGTAAAAATGCCAAGTCCACGCTTTCATCGGGCATTGGCCTGTATATGGCCGGCGCGGACGGTGAAGGCGGCGCTGAGGTTTACTCTGCGGCCACGACCCGTGATCAGGCACGCATCGTATTTAACGACGCGGTGAACATGATTAAGCAGTCCCGCGCCGCGCTGGGTCGGCTTTTCGATTACAACAAGCTTGCCATTTTCCAGGAACGAACCGCATCCAAGTTTGAGCCACTCTCCAGTGACGCGAACAACCTTGACGGCCTGAACATCCATTGCGCTATCGTCGATGAGCTGCACGCCCACCGTACCCGCGATGTATGGGATGTTCTGGAAACCGCGACAGGTGCCCGATCACAATCCCTGCTGTTTGCAATCACTACTGCGGGCTTTAACCGTGAGGGGATCTGTTACGAGTTGCGCGATTATGCGGTCAAGGTATTAAGTGGCGTGGTTGAGGATGACACCTTTTTCGGGATTATTTTTACCCTTGATGAAGGTGATGAGCCTTTCGACGAGAAAGTCTGGCAAAAGGCTAATCCCGGGCTGGGCATCTGTAAGCGCTGGGATGATCTGCGCCGCCTGGCTAAGAAGGCTCAGGAGCAGGTATCAGCCCGCAATAACTTTTTCACCAAACACCTGAACATCTGGGTAAGCGCTGAATCAGCCTGGATGGACATGATGAAGTGGGAGGCCTGCGAGCCTCTTGCGCCGGAGCATGAGCTGAAAACCTATCCGATGTGGGTTGGCGTCGATCTGGCAAATAAAATCGATATCTGCGCAGCTGTAAAGGTCTGGCGGGCCCCTGCTGGCCATGTTCACGCAGACTTTAAATTCTGGTTGCCTGAAGGCCGTCTGGAGCGCTGCTCCCGGCAGATGGCGGAACTGTATCAGAAGTGGAGCGACAGCGGTCACCTGACACTGACAGATGGCGATGTGGTCGATCACGCCGTCATTAAAGAAGACCTGATGGCATGGATCGCCGGTGAAAACCTGCGTGAAATTGGCTTTGACCCATGGGGCGCAACGCAATTCAGCCTGTCACTGGCGGAAGAAGGGGTGCCCATGGTTGAGGTGGCGCAGACCGTTCGTAACCTGTCTGAAGCCATGAAAGAAACGGAAGCTCTGGCATATGCAGGTCGCCTTCACCACGGTAATCACCCGGTGATGACCTGGATGATGAGCAACGTCACTGCCAAGGTCGATAAGAACGACAACATCTTCCCCAACAAATCGACGCCCGAGGCGAAGATAGACGGCCCGGTAGCGATGTTTACCGGCCTGAGTCGTCTCATCCTGAATGGCGGAGAAGAACCACAGGATTTAAGCGGCTTCTTTGATAATCCCATAATGGTAGGTTTCTGATGAAAGAGAACAAACAGCCCGGCAGGGTGAAAAGCGCACTGCTGAACTGGCTGGGTGTGCCGATCGAACTGACGACGGGAACCTTCTGGCAGGAATGGATGGGCATGAGTAGTAGCGGAAAGGTGGTATCGGCTGACAAAGCGATCCACCTTTCCGCCGTCTGGGCCTGCGTACGGTTACTCAGTGAGTCAGTGTCTACGCTGCCGCTGAAGATTTACGAGCGCCAGCCTGACGGGTCACGCAAGCCCGCCACCAATCACCCGGCTTATCAGGTACTCTGCCGCCGTCCCAACCTCGAAATGACGCCTTCACGCTTCATGCTGATGCTGGTAGCCAGCATTTGCCTGCGTGGTAACGCCTTTGTCGAGAAGAAGATGATCGGTAACCGGCTTGTCTCGCTGGTGCCACTACTTCCGCAGAATATGGTGGTAAAACGGCTGGACAATGGCAGCCTGGAATATACCTATACAGAATCTGCAACGGCCCGCGTTATCCCCGCCAAGAACATCATGCACATTCGCGGCTTCGGTCTGGATGGCGTCTGCGGAATGATGCCGATGATGGCTGGCCGTGACGTGATCGGCTCAGCAATGGCCGTTGAAGAGTCGGCGGCAAAAATATTTGAGAACGGCCTGCAAAGCTCCGGTTTTCTCAGTGCTGATGGCGCGCTGAATGAAGAGCAGCGGGAAAGGCTTCGCGGCTACATGGCGAAGTTTATTGGCTCCCGTAATGCCGGGAAGATCATGGTGCTTGAAGGCGGGCTGAAATATCAGAACGTCACCATGAATCCCGAGGCGGCGCAGATGCTGGAGTCCCGCGCATTCAGCATCGAAGAAATCTGCCGCTGGTTCCGTGTTCCGCCGTTTATGGTCGGTCACGCGGACAAGCAAAGCAGCTGGGCATCCAGCGTTGAGGGAATGAACCTGCAGTTCCTGACCAACACGCTGCGACCTCTGTTAGTGAACATTGAGCAGGAGATTTCCCGCTGCCTGCTGGATGGTGACGACGACCTGTTTGCAGAGTTCTCTGTTGAAGGTCTGCTGCGGGCGGACAGCGCCGGGCGTGCTGCGTATTACACAACCGCACTGCAGAACGGATGGATGTCGCGCAACGATGTGCGCCGTCTGGAAAACATGCCTCCGATCGAAGGCGGCGATATTTATACCGTGCAACTCAATCTGACGCCGCTGGAAGACCTGAAGAAAAACAGCCAGGCAGCGCAGGCCGCTAACCTTCTGAAAATCCATAACTACGTTTTCCCTGATATTCCTTTCGAACAATCCCCGCTGAAAAAGGCGGCTTAGGAGCTATTCCATGACACTGAAAAGCCTTCCGGCTGCACCGGCGGGGCGGCCTTCTGCGCTCTCAAAACGGGACTTGCCGTCTGCTGCCATGGAGCGCTGGAACGGCGGCATCAAGGCCGCTAACGCTGATGAAAACAGCATTTCAATATTTGATGTGATCGGTGCGGACTACTGGGGCGACGGCGTAACCGCCAGTCGTATCGCCGGGGCGCTCCGCTCCCTGGATGGTGCTGACGTTACGGTCAACATCAACTCCCCTGGCGGCGACATGTTCGAAGGCCTGGCGATTTATAACCTGCTTCGTGAGTACCGGGGCAAGGTTACGGTGAAGGTGCTGGGCCTTGCGGCTTCAGCGGCCTCCATTATCGCCATGGCCGGGGATGATATTCAGATTGGCCGCGGCGCATTCCTGATGATCCACAACTGCTGGGTTTATGCGATGGGTAATCGTCACGATCTGGCTCAGATAGCGGCCGATATGGAGCCGTTTGATAAAGCCATGGGTGACATTTACTCCGCCCGTACCGGTCTCGGCATGGATGAAGTAGCCGCAATGATGGACGGTGAAACCTACATTGGCGGCAGCGACGCGGTCGAAAAAGGTTTTGCTGACCGGCTTCTGTCCGCTGAGGAAATCGCGAATGACGACGACAGTCCGGCGGCCGCACTGCGCAAGCTCGATGCGTTACTGGCAAAAGCCGACACGCCCCGATCTGAACGTCGAAAACTCCTGAAAGCTTTAACCGGCAGCAAGCCAGGCGCTGCTGCCGATCATGATGGTACGCCGGGCGCTACCGAAGAAATCAATCCTGACGATCTTAAACAACTTGAAGACGCCCTGGCGGCGTTCGGCAAATAAGGAAAAACCATGTCTGAAGTTAACGATTTACTGAAAAAAGTCTCTGCGAAGCTGGAAGAAGTTTCCGGCACCTTCAGCCAGAAGGCCGAAGACGCCCTGAAAGAGGCAAAAAACTCCGGTCAGCTGTCGGCTCAGACCAAAGATGCGGTAGATAAAATCGCTTCCGAATTTAATGCTCTGAACGAAGCGAACAAAACGCTGAAAGCCTCTCTGGGTGAGCTGGAACAGCACGTTGCCAATATGCCACTGAACAACGCGAAAAAGGTTGTTGAGACGGTAGGTCAGGTGGTCATCAGCTCCGAAGCACTGAAAACCTTTGCGGCCAGCGTTGAAGGCGGCAAGCGCGTCAGCGTGCCGGTTAATGCAGCATTGCTGTCAACGGATGTGGCAGAGGGTGTGGTTGAGCCGCAGCGCCTGCCGGGTATCGATACCGCGCCGAAACAGCGCCTTTTCATTCGTGACCTGATTGCCCCGGGCCGTACCTCTTCCCCGGCCATTTTCTGGGTGCAGCAGACCGGCTTTACCAACGCCGCTGCGGTTGTACCTGAAGGCACCACGAAGCCGTACAGCAGCATTGAGTTCGCGACCAAAATTACCCCGGTCACCACCATCGCGCATATGTTCAAAGCGTCCAAGCAGATTCTGGATGACTTTGCGCAGCTGCAGTCCACGGTAGACGCTGAGATGCGCTACGGCCTGAAGTACGTGGAAGAACAGGAAATTCTGTTCGGCGACGGCACCGGCGCACACCTGCACGGCATCGTGCCGCAGGCGACCGCGTTCAACGCCGCATTCACCGTCGAGCAGCAGAACGGTATCGACGATCTGCGTCTGGCCATGCTGCAGGCGCAGCTGGCACGCTTCCCGGCGTCCGGCCACGTTCTGCACTTCATTGACTGGGCGAAGATTGAACTGACCAAAGACACGCTGGGCCGCTACATTCTGGCGAATCCGTCATCGCTGACCGGTCCGACTCTCTGGGGCCTGCCGGTGGTGGCCACCGAGGCTGCGGCGTTCCAGGGCAAGTTCCTGACCGGCGCCTTCAACGCTGCAGCGCAGCTTTTCGACCGTGAAGATGCCAACGTGGTTATCTCCACCGAGAACGCCGACGACTTTGAGAAAAACATGATCTCAATCCGTTGCGAAGAGCGTCTGGCTCTGGCGGTGAAGCGTCCGGAAGCGTTTATTTATGGCTCCTTCACTGCGCCTGTCGCTGGTGGTGCGTAATCAATAACGGCGGCCTGCGGGCCGCTCTTTCTTTTGGGAGAACGGCATGAAACTGCGATCCATCAAACCTACGTACCAGAAAGGCGAAGTGCTGACGGAAGGGGTGGTTTTTGAAACTCTGGAGCAGCATGGCCGGGAACTGATTCAGCGTGGTTATGCTGAAGAAGTTAAGGCCCGAGAAGCTGAGCCCGGCAGTGATAAAGATCCAAAGGGCAAGGGCAAGGCTAAGTAAGGAGTTTCTATGCTGACCGTCGAGCAGGTCAAACTGCACTGCCGCATTGATTCCGATTCGACAGAAGAAGATGAGTGGATAGCTGCCCGCATAAAAGCGGCGGTGCGTTATGTCGAAAATTACACCCGCCGCAAGCTCTTCGAATCTTCTGACGATACAGCTTACCTGGCTGAGCCTTATCGGCTGCTTTACACCGAAGATATCGAAACCGCCATGCTGATGTTGATCGCTCACTGGTATGCGAACCGCGAGGCAGTAGTGACCAACGGCAGCTCAACGACGGTCGATATGGCTGTAGAGTCATTTCTGCAGCCATATCGTGTCTACGGGCTGTAAGGAGTCGTTATGGCCTGTGCCGGATGTGAACGCCGCCGCGCGTGGCTCAAAAAATGGATGAAGATTGCCCATGAAAGAGTTACAGGAAAGTCTGTTGGCGACAACGCTGGAGAAGCTGGCGGAAAGCTTCCATCAGGTAGCCGAGGGGATGAAAGCCCAGACGGAGGCGATAAACCGCCTGGCTGAATCCAATGAGACGCTTTCGGTACTGATCTACCAGTCGATGGCGGCTGAAGAGAGTGAGGTTGAGATGCCCCGCGGCACCTATCTCAGCGGAAAACCAAAGGGGTAGCAACCATGCAGGCCGGAAAACTACGCCACCGCATAACCCTGCAAAAACCGGTAAAGAAGCAGAGCCCGACTACTGGCGCGATCATAAACACCTGGGAGGATGTTGCGACACTCTGGGCTGATGTTGTTGACCTGTCGGTGCGGGAATTTGTCGCGGCGCAGGCCGGGCAAAGCGAAGTGACATCGCGCATTACCATTCGTTACCGGCAGGATGTGACGAACAAACACCGCATCCTTTACCGGGGCCGGATTTACAATATTCATGGCGTACTTGCTGACGATAAAAGCGGTTCGGAATATCTGACGCTGCCTTGCTCACAGGGGGTTAACGATGGCTGACGGTGTTGATTTCAGTCTTACCGGTCTGGATTCCCTGCTGGGAAAACTGGATGAAATCAGTGATGACCTGCGCCGGAAAGGTGGGCGATCTGCTTTGCGCCGCGCCGGGAATGTCATCGTCAATAAAGCGAAGGCCAACGCTCAGCATCTTGATGATCCGGTGACCGGGCGCAGCATTGCCGATAACGTGGCCCAGCGCTGGAACGGCCGTCTTTTCAAACAGACCGGCAATCTGGGGTTTCGCATTGGCGTACTTCATGGCGCTGTGCTGAAAAAGCACCCGGACAAAGCGCAGAATGCGCCAACGCCGCACTGGCGCCTGCTGGAGTTTGGCACCGAGAAAATGCGTGCTCAGCCCTTTATGCGCCCCGCAGCCGAAAGCAGTATCAGTGAGGTCGTGACAACGTTTTCTGACGAATATGAGAAAGCGATTGATCGGGCTATCAAACGGGCGCGGAAAAAAGGAGTGCCGCCATGATTGCACCCATATTTGCGGTCTGCGCGGCCAGTCAGGCGGTCAACAGTCTTATCGGGGGCGATACGCTCCGGCTTTACCCGTTTGGCCTGCAGGACGACAACGTTATTTATCCCTATGCCGTCTGGCAGAACATCAGCGGCGAGCCGGAAAACTATCTTGCTCAGCGGCCTGACGCTGACACTTTCACGCTTCAGGTTGATGTTTACGCCGATACGCCTGATGAAGTGATCACTGTGGCCGCTGCACTCCGTGACGCAATCGAACCTCATGCCTATATCACTCGCTGGGGCGGGCAGGAAATTGACAGCGATACACGGCGCTACCGCTATTCATTCGATGTGGACTGGATAGTCAGACGCTGACCCTACCTATTACCAACCGGCCCTGAGCCGGTTTTTTTATGACCGGAGATAACCCATGTCTGTACTGACTCAAGGCACGCAGCTTTTCGTGCTCACAAAAGGTGTGGTGAGCGAAGTGGAGTGCATCACTGCATTCTCCCCGGGCAGCAACCCTGCTGACCAGATTGAAGACACCTGTCTTTCCGAGCGCACAGACCGTACGTATAAGCGCGGTCTGCGTACCCCCGGGCAGGCGTCCCTGACGCTTAACGCCGACCCGAAAAACAGCAGCCATATCATGCTGTATAACCTGTCCATTTCTGATGATGAAGAGGATCAGGACCTGACCTTTGCGATTGGCTGGTCAGATGGCACCGCTTCACCCACTGTTGCTGGCGCTGATGACACCGATGCTGTGGATGGGCTGGTATTGCCTGACAGCCGTACCTGGTTCGTATTCAAAGGCTACGTGTCCGATTTCCCGTTTGATTTCTCGGCGAACACGGTTGTTTCCTCTTCTGCCTCGATCCAGCGTTCCGGCGCGGCGGTCTGGGTGCCCAAAGCGAGCACTTAACGCATGAAGCTGACTCTCGACTCACTCAAAAAGGCCGGGGCATTCACCGGCCGTCCCGTTGAAAAAGAAATTTCCTGGAAGCAGGGCGGTGAGGAATTTACCGCCACGGTCTATATCCGCCCGATGGGGTATCACACCGCCACTTCTGATGTGCTGGCATACGGCGGAAAAGTGGATGGCGTTGCTGGCCGCATTGCAGCTTCTGTCTGTGATGAGAACGGCAAGCCGGTATTCACTCCTGCAGACATCACCGGCGAGGCTGACCCGGAACGCGGCTCTCTGGATGGTGCGCTGACCATTGCGCTGCTGGTGGCCATTCAGGAGGTTAACGATCTGGGAAAGAGCACGAGCTCAGCGCAGAAGAAGAAATCTGGTGTGAGCTCGTCCTCAACGGTATCGGCGGCAGGACCATCGCAGAAGCGCAGGAAATCCTCAGCTTCCGGGAATTCCAGCTCTGGGTTAAGTACCGGCAACGCTACGGAAGCCTGAACCCGATGATGCGCACTGAGTGGGCTGCAGGGATGGTGTCCAGTACGATCGCCAACGTCAACCGGGGGGCGAACACGCCTCCTTTCAGCGTGACGGATTTTACTCTTCACTTTACCCCACAGCCCGCCAGTAACGAGCCAATCGGGCTGGATGAGGCCATGAAGTCCTGGGCGTAAATCTCAGCTAATGGAGTAATTATGGCTTCCAAGTCTCTCGGTACATTAACCATTGACCTGATTGCAAAGGTTGGTGGTTTTGTTTCCGGTATGGATAAAGCGGAGCGCGCATCACAGAAATGGGCGAAGCAGGTCCAGCAGGATGCGGCAGCAAGCACTGTTGCTATCTTGTCTGTGGGCGCGGCTCTAAAAGCGGCTGCTGTATCTGCTGGCGCAGCAGGATTCGCTCTGCTTAAAAGTACAGCTGAGCAGGTTAGCGCTACAGACCAGTGGGCTAAATCCCTGAAAATCTCTACTCAGGAATTACTGGCATGGCAGTTTGCCGCTGAAAGAGCTGGCGTCCAGGGCGACCAGATGGCGGACATCTTCAAAGATCTCGGTGACAAGATTGGTGACGCCATTCTGAACCAGTCTGGAGAAGCCGTTGACGCTCTTAATTCTCTTGGCCTTTCCGCAGAAAAGCTTTCAAAAGTATCTCCGGATCAGCAAATGCTTGCGATCGGTGAGGCCCTCGGAAAAATCAGCACCAATGCTGGTAAGGTCACGATCCTTGAAAGTCTGGGTAACGACCTGTCAAAACTGCTGCCTCTCTTTGACAACAACAACGAGAAGCTGAAGCAGTTTATCCAGCTCGCCAAGGATTATGGCGTCGCCCCCGATCCGCAGTCGATTGACGACCTTGTGAAGGTCAACAATTTGTTTCTGGACATGGAAGCCCAGGTGAAAGGGCTGAAAATGGAGATCGCTTCCGGGCTGGCAAAAGTCGATCTCAGCCCGCTTCAGGGTTCACTGGATAAAGTCCATAAAGTACTTACTGACCCGGCAGTGTTGAAGGGTCTTGTCGATCTGGTTAGTGAGGTTGCTCAACTTGCTGGGTGGCTGGTTAAGGCAGCCGCAGCCGCTGGTGAGCTGGCTGCTAAGTCCAGTAACAGAATGGCCGCTATTGGCGGGAATATCGATGTAAATAATATCGATCAGGTCGCTGAACGGATTGAATATCTTCAGCAGATGATTTCAAAACGTTCAGGTTTTTACGACCAGGGCGAATCTTTCGCGGGATGGCTTTTCGGTAAAGACGACAGCACAGGGAAAATGAAAGCTGAGCTGGATTCGCTGATAGCTCAGAAAAATAAACTTCTTAAAGCGGATACGAACGGTGGCGTTCTGCCGACTGCGGTTGCAACAGTAACCGGCCCGGATGCCTTTGGACTTCCGCCAGGTCAAACCAACGGCAAAACTACGCCAGATGCAGGACTTAAAAAACTCGAAAACGCTTTTAAAGCAACCGAGCAAAGTTATCTGCGCCAGATCGCCCTGATAGACACAACCGGGAAAAAAACAGCGGAAGTCACGGAGGCACAGAAGCTTCAGTTTGATATTGCTGATGGAAAACTTGCTGGCATCAGTGACAGGCAGAAAACCCGACTGGAGCAGCTGGCAACCGAAATAGACCGCCTCAATACGTTGAAAAAGGCAAACATTGAAAACGCCAAAGCCGCTGCCTTTGCCGCAGAACTTCAGAATCAGAATGATAACGCCAAAGCCTCACTTAATGTCGATATTCAGGGGGCGGGCCTGGGTGATAAAGAACGCAGCCGGATGAAAGAACGGCTGAGTATTGAGCGTGAGTTTCTGGATAAGCAGAAAGATTTACAGCTTCAGTATCAGTCAGGCGACATAACGAAATCGTTGTATGACACTGAAACCGCTTCACTGAAAAGCGCCATGTCTGAGCGCCTGAAGATTCAGGATGATTACTATCAGAGCCTGGATGCCATGCAGTCTGACTGGTCTTCTGGAGCCAAAGATGGCCTGGCTGACTGGTTTAACGACATCAGTGACGTATCCGGCGCGGTTTCTTACGGCGTTCAGTCTTCACTTAATGGCGTCTTCGATAATGTTACCTCAATGCTTGAGGGTAATAAGGTCAGCTGGAAGTCCTGGGGCATTTCAGTCCTGCAAATAATTGAGAAAGTAGCGCTGCAGATGGCGGTAGTCAGCGCTATGGGCGGCGGTTCCTCCTCTTCCGGGATTCTGGGCTCTGTTGCATCTGGCATTGCCGGGTATTTTGGCGGCGGCGCATCTGCCGGTGCATCGGCTTCAAACTCATTTTCCTCCGGGGCTTACAACAACCTTACCTTTAATGCCAAAGGTGGCGTTTACGCGTCGCCAGATCTCAGCCAGTACAGCAACTCAATTGTCAGTTCTCCCACGCTGTTCGCTTTTGCAAAAGGCGCAGGCCTGATGGGTGAGGCTGGCCCTGAAGCGATCATGCCCCTGACTCGCGCCGCAGACGGATCGCTGGGTGTCAGAGCCCTGGGTGACGGTGGCATGGCGCCGTCCGGAAGTTCAGCTCCACAGGTTTACATCAGTATCGACGGTGACGGAAACACAAAATCTCAGTCAACCAATGGCTGGGAACAGTTTGGATCAGAAATCGGCAGTTTTGTGGATCGGCGGTACAAAGAAAACATGATGAGAGATATCCGCCCTGGCGGTGATATCTGGAACGCAATGAAGAGCAGGTAACACATGGCCATCGAAGAATTTACCTGGAGCCCGCGTATTAATGCGGCGGGGGAAATGAAATTTAACACCAGAAAAGTGCAGTTCGGTGACGGTTACACCCAGGTGTCTGGTAACGGTCTGAATACCAGGAGTCAGAGCTGGGACCTGACATTTACCGGCGGCGAGGCGTATATCAGCGAAATAAAAGCCTTTCTCGATAAGCACGGTGGAGTACGTGCGTTTCAGTGGAAACCTCCGCTGGAGTCAGTGGGCCTTTATCGCTGTGATACGTATACACCAACAGCGCTGGGGGCGGGCCTGTTCAACCTTGCCGCAACCTTTGAACAGGCGTTTAAACCATGAGTCTGAACAGTGACTATCAGAAACTGGAGCCGGGCAGCGCTGTCCGGCTGATTGAGGTGGACGGTACGGCATTCGGCACTGGCGAGGTTCTGCGGTTCCATGCTTATAACATCCCCCATACGGAAGCTGAAATTATCGCTGCAGGAGGTGATGAGTCAAAGCTGCCTGCAAAATCCATCTGGTGGCAGGGTAACGAATACAAACCGTGGCCATGCAAAATAGATGGCATTGAAACTTCAACCACAGGCAGCAGCGCGCAGCCAAAGCTGACGGTAGCCAACCTTGACAGCTCTATCACGGCGTTATGCCTGGCTTACGACGACATGCTGCAGGCAAAGGTGTTTATTCACGACACCCTTGCCAAGTACCTCGACGCAAAAAACTTCCCGGACGGAAATCCATCCGCAGACGCGACGCAGGAAAAGCTGAAGACGTTCTACATTGACAGCAAAAGCGCTGAAACAAGAACGCAGGTGGAATTCACGCTCAGCAGCCCGATGGACCTGCAGGGGTTGATGATCCCTACCCGGCAGCTGCATTCCCTGTGCACCTGGTGCATCCGTGGCAAGTACCGTACCGGAGACGGGTGCGACTACGCCGGAACGCGTTATTTCGACAAATTCAACAACCCGGTTGACGATCCTTCGCTGGATGAATGCAGCGGGACGCTTACCGGGTGCAAATTGCGGTTTGGTGAGCACGAGGAATTGTCATTTGGAGGATTCCCCGGAACCTCTCTCATCAGGAGTTAACTATGCGGAAAAAAACTATAGCGGCAATCATGGCGCATGCTGCTGCAGAATATCCCCGGGAATGCTGCGGAGTCGTGGCGCAAAAAAGCAGAGTGGAACGCTATTTCCCGTGCCGCAATCTGGCTTCTGATCCTAAAGAGCAGTTTCACCTGTCACCTGAAGATTACGCCGAGGCGGAAGACTGGGGGACGGTCACCGCGATTGTTCACAGCCATCCCGACGCAACAACCCGCCCCAGCCCACTGGATGAGGCGCAGTGCGATGCTAATGGCGTACCCTGGCACATTGTGAGCTGGCCGGAAGGGGACGTGCGCACCATTCAGCCACGCGGAGAGTTACCGCTGCTTGAGCGTCCTTTTGTCCTTGGCCATACAGATTGCTGGGGGCTGGTGATGAGTTACTTCCGGCAGAACCACGCCATAGAGCTGCCTGATTATCGTGTCGATTATCCCTGGTGGGAAGACCAGTACGAAGACAACTTTTACCAGGATAAGTGGTACGAAGCCGGATTCCGGGAATTCAGCGGTCCGCCCCGGGAAGGCGATGTCGTGATGATGCAGGTGCAGTCAAATAAATGGAATCATGCAGGCGTTCTGCTGGACGGGAATATGCTTCTGCACCACTTATATGGCCGTATCAGTAACCGTATTCCGTATGGTGGTTACTGGGTTGATCGCACGATGAAGATAGTGCGACATAAAGATTTATTAACTTAACTTGCCTCAGGTCCGAGGATTGATATTCTTTTTCAGTAATTAAAAAGGGAGAGAATATGAGGAAGTTAATTTTTGCGCTGCTGGTTATGACTGCCAGTGGCTGTGCAACCGAAGCGGTTCTGCCCAGCAAAGCCAAACCTGCACCATCTGATCGCGTTTTCCTCTATCAGCAAAAAACGGAACAGACCGATTCAACGCTCATCGTTGTCAGAGATAGCGGGTATCTGGGAAGCGGTTGTTTTACTGGAGTTTATATCAATGGCAAAAGAGCAGCTTCGCTTGAGCCATCAGAGAAAGCTGTATTTTATTTGCAGTCAGGTGAAGTCAGCCTGGGCATGAAAGGAGAAGGTAAGCTTTGTTTGTCAGATGCAGTTCCCTCAATGCGGGATTTCAATCTTGCCCCTAACAGTGTTAAAGCGGTAAGGCTCTTTGCCGATCCAAGCGGCAATGTGGATATAAAGCCGCTACCAAACGAATAATGAACCGGCCACTCTCAGGAGTGGCTTTTTTTTGGGTGAGACTTTATGAAAGAGATCATGACCAGAATTGAGCTGGGCGGCATTCTTGGCAAAACCTTCGGGAAAGTGCATCACCGCTTGATTTCGAAAAGGCATGAAGCCTGCCAGGCGCTGGCCGCTACAGTCGATGGGTTTGAAAAGTTTATGCTCACCAGTCGCAAGCGAGGCTTGACCTTTGCTGTATTCAGCGGAAAGAAAAATATAGGTGTCGATGATTTGGGATTTCCCGTAACAGGAGAAGTTATTCGTATCATGCCGGTTATTATTGGCAGCAAACGCGGCGGTATTCTTCAAACAATCCTGGGCGCTGTTTTGGTTGTCGTCGGTGTGATTGTTACCGGACTTTCCTACGGATGGGCGGCTCCAGTAGGCGGGGCACTGATTAGTGCAGGCATCGGGTTAACGGCAGGTGGAGTTATTCAGATGCTTTCGCCGCAGCCTGGCGGACTATCCAGTAAGCAGGACCCTGATAACCAGGCCTCCTACGCATTCGGCAGCGCAACGAATACCACTGCTCAGGGATACCCTGTTCCGCTTTTGTATGGTCAGCGGCGCATTGGGGGCGCAATCATCTCTGCCGGTATTTACGTCGAAGATCAGCAATAACTCTAACCTTTTCCAAAGGTCGCTCCGGCGGCCTTTTTTTATGGGCGCAATATGGCAACTGCAACCGCTATTAAAGGCCGCAAGGGCGGTTCTTCCTCATCTCGTACACCCACAGAACAACCTGACGACCTGCAATCTGTAGCGAAAGCCAAGATTCTTATTGCCCTTGGAGAAGGGGAATTTGCTGGTGGCCTGACAGGCAAGAACATTTTTCTTGATGGCACAGCGATTGAAAACGATGACGGATCACGTAACTTCAGTGGCGTAACGTGGGAGTTCCGCTCTGGCACGCAGGCGCAAAGCTACATTCAGGGCATACCGGGGACTGAAAACGAAATTTCAGTGGGATCGGATATCTCCACGAATACACCCTGGGTGCGCACATTTACCAACACCCAACTTTCAGCTGTTCGTCTGCGCTTGAAATGGCCGGCGCTTTTCATGCAGGAAGATGATGGTGACCTGGTCGGATACAAAGTTAACTACGCCGTTGACTTGCAGACGGACGGTGGCACCTGGAAAGAGGTCCTGAAAACTTCCGTCACTGGCAAGACAACCACCGGCTACGAGAGAAGCCACCGCATTGATTTACCGCAGGGTGCCAGTACCTGGACCGTCCGGCTCCGCAAAATTACGGCCGATGCGAACAGTGCAAAAGTTGGCGATTCCATGACCCTCGAAAGTTATACCGAGGTCATTGATGCCAAGCTTCGTTACCCGAATACCGCTCTGCTTTATATCGAATTCGATTCAAGCCAGTTTAATGGCAGCATCCCGCAAATCACCTGCGAGCCCAAAGGCCGCGTTATCCGCGTACCTGATAATTACGATCCGGTAACCCGCACTTACTCAGGAACGTGGCTGGGTGGGTTTAAATGGGCGTGGACCGATAACCCGGCTTGGATTTTTTATGACATTGTCGTTACAGACCGCTTTGGCCTGGGCGATCGTCTTACTGCAGCAAATATTGATAAATGGAAGCTCTATCAGGTAGCGCAGTACTGTGACCAGCCGGTGCCAGATGGCCGGGGCGGGAACGGTACAGAGGTGCGTTACAAATGTGATGTTTACGTACAGAACCGCAACGAAGCTTATTCTGTGCTGCGTGACTTCGCCGCCATCTTCCGTGGTATGACTTACTGGGGCGGTGGCCAGATCGTTTGTCTGGCCGACATGCCGCGCGATGTGGATTATGTGTTCACTAATGCCAACGTAGTCGACGGTGAATTTGCTTACCAGAGCAGTACCACCAAAACCCGGTATACCTCCGCACTGGTGTCATGGTCAGACCCGGATAATGGCTATTCCGATGCCATGGAGCCGGTTTTCGAAAAAGATTTGATCGCCCGGTACAAGGTTTATAACCAACTTGAGCTGACGGCGATCGGATGTACCCGGCAGTCTGAAGCCAACAGAAAAGGGCGCTGGGGCATCGTCACCAACAATAAAGACCGTGTTGTATCCTTCAGTGTGGGCCTGGACGGGGATATTCCGCAGCCCGGGCATATTATCGCGGTGGCAGATGAAACACTCTCAGGTCGCGTGGCTGGCGGTCGTATCAGCGCTGTTAACGGACGGGTGCTAACACTGGACCGGGTACCCGATGCCAAAGCGGGTGATCGCCTGATGATTAACCTGCCGAGCGGTGTGGCGCAGTTCAGAACTGTTCAGTCGGTATCAGGTGCAAAAGTTACCGTTACCACCGCTTACAGCGAAAAACCGGAAGCGGAATGCGTCTGGACGGTAGAATCCAGCGAGCTTTACGATCAGCAATACCGCGTCACCACCGTAACAGAGAATGACGATGGCACATTCACCATTACCGGCGCGGCGCATGATCCGGATAAATATGCCCGTATCGATACCGGAGCAGTGATTGATCAGCGTCCGGTCAGCGTTATTCCTCCCGGCAACCAGTCGGCACCCTCGAATATCGTTATCGAATCTTATTCGATCGTGCAACAGGGCATCAGCCTGGAAACAATGCGCGTTCACTGGGACTCGGTCCAGAATGCTATCGCGTATGAAGCGCAGTGGCGCCGTAATGACGGTAACTGGGTAAACGTGCCTCGTTCTTCAACTACCTCTTTTGAAGTGCCAAACATTTATACCGGCCGTTATCTTGTTCGCGCCCGCGCTATCAATGCCGCTGAAATTTCGTCCGGATGGGAATATTCAACTGAAAAAACGTTAACGGGAAAAGTTGGTAACCCACCAAAACCAGTCGGTTTCACCGCAAAGGGAATTAACTGGGGCATAGAGCTAAACTGGGGATTCCCTGCAAATACCTCAGATACGCTGAAAACCGAAATCCAGTACGCAGCCAACTCCGATCAATCTGACCCGTTACTTCTGACTGACGTGCCTTATCCGCAGGCCACTTACACACAGCTTGGGCTGAAAGCGGGCCAGGAATTTTGGTATCGCGCACAGCTGGTGGATAAAACAGGGAATGAATCGGGATGGACTGACTGGATTCGAGGCATGGCTAACGACAACGCTGATGATTACCTCGGCGATGTTGTTGGTGATTTCCTGACGTCCAAAGACGGAGAGCGTTTGACCAGTAGCCTGGAGGATAGCATTGAGGCTGCGTTGCAGAACGCCTTAAATAACAACGCTACGGTTGATCACCAGTTCCGACAGATGGGAGAAGTGCGGGCAGAAATCCTGACGGTAAAAACTACCATCGCGGAAGTAGATAAAGGACTGGCCGACCTGCAGGAAGATGTTCGTGCTCAGGTGGGTGCGGTCTCTGCTCAGCTGCAGAACAAACTCACCGCGATGGTGGACTCAAACGGCGCATCAGCAATCCATACGCTGAAGGTCGGGGTGAAAATAAACGATGTTGAATACCTTGCCGGCATGTCTGTGGCAGCAATCTCTGAAGCGGGTAAGCCTGTAGTAACGCGCGTCGCTTTTAACGCAAATCAGTTTGTGCTGTTAAGCGGAAGCGGAACTACGCAATATTCACCCTTTGCTGTGGTGAACGGTCAGGTCTTCATCAACCAGGCGTTCATTCAGGATGGAACCATCACTAACGCCAAAATCGGCAACTTCATCCAGTCCAATAACTATGTGGCGGGACAGACAGGGTGGAGGCTTGATAAAGGAGGCACCTTCGTCAACTATGGATCCGTTTCAGGTGAGGGGAAAATGAAGCAGGACAATAATACTATCAGCGTACAGTCAGCCGATGGGAAACTTATTCAGATAGGAAGGCTCACGGGGGTATTCTGATGGCTGAATGGGGTTTCAGAGTATGGGACGAAAACCGGAAAGATATTAATACCGGATTCGTTCGCATACTGGCACTTGGAACAGTTCAACTGTCTCAAAATCAGGTAAGCGGGGCATGGTCTTTTACCGTGCCCGCAGGATTTGTTCTTGATTATCTTTCTCAAAGCACAGCCGCCGCAGGAACAACAACTCGCCGAAGATTTAGGGTTTCCGGCAGCACGGTAAGCATATCTGACGCAGGCAGCTCTTATGCGGCAGATACCGAGCCCGCAGGAAGCTCGAATGTCATATTTTATCTGAGGAAGACTTAATGAAATTCGGCGCATTGCTAACCGACACGCAGGGAAACCCTTTTTATGTGGATGGCACATTGCCATTATCCCTGGCATCCAAAACCACATACCCGATAGGTGACAGGACTGTTCACGCTAATGACGGAGCGCTACGATTTGTTTTCTGTAACTCCACAACGGCGAACGTTAACTTTTATTACTACTATGACTCAGCATCAAACACTTATAAAATCAACGCTTCCGGAACACCGGGTTCCACATTTACAGTCTACATTTTCAGTTATCAGTACCAGACCCCACCTCCATGGGGTGTAGCAATATGGGATGAGCAGGGGCGCTGTATTATTACCCATGAAACAAAAGTTCTGAGAGGTGTAGTGCGCGTGGGCACTCCGGGGGCAGAGTCTGCAGGGTACAACATTAATACGACACTGGCCGGAAATTATGCTGTCGCACCAGAAATGCTCGGCTACATCACCGGAGTTGTCTACCAGGGAAATATGCCATATCCTTTTCTCGCTCCCTTTTTCACAAGCGCCTATTACAACGGAAGCTCTACAGTTATCAAGGCTGTGGGTCGGGGTGATTCAGGAGGTGGTGGCGCAGGGAATATTACAAACATAAATTACAGGAATGCCATAAAAGCAATTGACATAACGAATTATTAATTAATTCGATCAAAACGATCGTTTTTTGAATTTGAATATAATTTGCCCTCACCATATAACATCAGCATAATTTTCTTAATGGATAAAGAAATGAAAATTGCTCTGGTGTTACTCGGTATCTTTGTTTTAGCTGGCTGCCAGTCGCTACCCCCTCAGAAGTGTACGGCTACTGCTAATATTGCGGGTCAGGATACATCCGTGCCTGTATATGACGTACGCACAGTGGCTAATCAGACACAGTATTACGCAGGCAATCCATTCGGGTGGAAGTGGGTTTCTAAAAACAACTTCACTCACTCAACATGCGATAAATAAAGTAAATCAATATCACCGAGACCCGGCCACCGCGCCGGGTTTTTTATTGTCTGGAGATAAATATGCCAGCAGGCACTATTGCATTAACCAATAATTCGGCGACAGTCACCGGAACGGGAACCGCTTTTAATTCTGAATTAAAGGCAAATGATTTCCTCGTCGTGGTTGCGGGTGGCGTGACCTATACGCTCGGGGTTAAATCTGTTGAATCCGCCACTGGCCTGACACTGACCACAAATTACACCGGCCCGACTATGTCAGGACTGGCATGGACTGGCGTACCCAATGCCACGCTGGTAGGGATAACCGCGCAGGTGGCGGCCGATGTTGCCCGGGCGATTCGCGGGCTTAACGCCGATAAAGCCAACTGGCAGCAGGTATTCAGCGAAGACGCCAATATTACCGTTCGACTGCCTGACGGCTCTGAATTCACCGGCCCCAGCTGGCTGAAAGTGGTTGAGATGTTGAAAGATATCGATCTGGAAGGCCTGCAGGTTATCGCCGGTGAGATTGATGCGGATGCGCAGCAGGTGGCAGCAGACAAAGTTACGGCAAGTAATGCTGCTCAAACAGCTACCGATGCCGCCGCAACAGCCACGCAGAAGGCGCTGGAGGCAGACACCAGTGCCGCGAATGCTGAAAGCAGTGAGACCTCCGCAGCCGACAGTGCAACGTCCGCAGGTGCCAGCGCAACAACCGCCACAGAGCAGGCCGACAGAGCGCAAACCGAGGCAGACCGCGCAGAGCAGGCTGCCAATCAGGCCGGAGGCGTCAAAACGGTTAACGGCGTATCTCCGGACGACGGGGGACACATTACTGTCAGAGCGTCTGATATATTATTCGATGACGAAAGTTCTATTGAAGCCAAAGTTGGCGATATAACCAGAGATGGTGACGGAAACATCGTAACTCCGAAGGGGATAATCATCTCGACCGAAGCGGATGTTGTTTCGGGAAGCAAGGCAGCAGCAACTGCAGGCCAGTTATATGACTCTACCAGTGCGCTTTCAAAGCAAATGGCCTCGGCATGGGTATCTTTTACCGTAGATCCTGCCACTTTCGCCGTTACCATTTCAGACAGTTTTAATGTTTCCAGCGTTTCGAGATCTACAGGTGGCGTTTACTTTATAAATTTCACCAGAAGGATGAATAACGCTAATTACTCTCACGTCATAACGCTGAGATCACCCAATACCGTTGTAGGGGCTTACTCAGGTTTCTACAGGGTAAATGACCTGAAAACAGTCAGTCAGTGCGTAGTGGTAGCCTCTTACGCTACGGCTAACAGCACCGGACTTTTTGACCCTGCCGAAATGAACGTGATTATTATGGGGGGAGTTTAATGAGCAAGGTAATTATCTTTGTATTAAATAACGATGTAATGGTTATGACTCCTACGCCAGAAGAAATAAGCGGGCTGTCTGTTAATGACGCAGCGAAAATAGGCGTTCCGGAAGGGGTGCGGTACTGGATCGTTGATTATGAAACACTTCCGACAAGTTACCCTCAGGAGTCGTGGGATATTAATGATGAGACAGGGGCAGTTTTTGTTGATGAGGTGAGACTTAAAAAACTACAAGTTGCCGAAGCCGATACGCAGAAAGAGGCGCTGATTGCCGCCGCCAATGCCTATATCAATGAGCAGAACTGGCCGAGTAAGCTGGCTCTCGGTCGCCTTAGTGATGCAGATAAGGCGAAGTTTAACGCCTGGCTGGATTACATTGATGCAGTGACAGCCGTATCGACCTCAACCGCCCCTGATATCACCTGGCCGGAAAAGCCAGCATCATAA